GACTTGACCGAGTTGACAGGAATCCATTATATGAATTCCTATAAACTTTCTTTAGCCTTTATAGGAATGGAGATTAAACCATACTGGGTGGTGATCGCGGGACTCATCGTGTTAGTGCTTTTCGTATTCAGTGTTCGAATGCCTAGGATGCGAAGAAATGCGTGGCTCGGCCAAGAGAACTTCGCGACACCCGCAGTATTTACAATGTTCGAGATGGAAGGTTGCCCGCATTGTGTCAAGGCAAAGCCGCAATTCGCAAGCATGGGACCTACAATGACCATCGGCGAGACGACCGTTGAGATGCGCACTGTAAAGTCGGATTCGCCCCTCTGCGAAGAGTATGAAGTGGAGGGATTTCCGACATTCTTTCTGGATCACGCGGGGAAACGGACACGTTACCAGGGGGAGCGATCAAAGAGTGGTTTCGTCGAGTTCCTTCAGCGAGAACTGTCCGCCTGAACGCCAACCATCTGTTCGCAACTGTCGCACCTTCTTCGAATAACGTGACGCGCTCTTCTTTTGTAATGTGAAAATCAACGAGACTCACAGTCGTATTGTTAATCGCGATCCAGAATCGCGGCCGCACCGGATTCGTGTTGGGCATATTTTGCAAAATGTTTGAAATGCGATGAATATATTCCTGCAGATTTGTAACCGTCGTGGGTGAAAGTCGAATACCCGTCTCCGAGCATGCGATAACCATCGTATTTTCCTTGTCAGTCACATGTTGCCAAGGATAATATTCTAACACGGCCCCGTCACAATATTGATTGCCGCTGGCATCTATCCACGGAGAAAAATAGCACGGTATAGAACACGAGGCGCGTACGGCATCCAATATTTTTACGTGTGGTGTATTGTCGGCATTAAATACAGTCAAACATCCCTGCGAAATATTCGTGGCAGTTATGTGAAGCCGGCTCTGTGGACGGTGGACTGCCAGATCGGCGAACGTCCACGCGGATGACCCTGGCTCCCATGTATCAATAAAGCGACCCACGAACTCGATGAGACGTTTCCCCGATGTTACGCCCCATGATGTAAAATAGGTCGCCAACATTTCTTCTTCTATCTCCGCGAATGCACGCATATCGAAATAATTGATGGTTTCGCGAATCCAAATATGTGAGGCGCCGATTGCCCCCACAACTGCAGCCAACGTTCCGCCCGAACACCCGTACCAATCACGGACACAGTCCAATACGCCGGATTCCAGCAGCTTTGCCAATACGCCCATATGACCAATTGTGCGCACGCCGCCGGCACTAAATGATACACCTGTCGGTGTCCATGAATGCGCTTCGCCCTGACGTAGCATTCCTCTAGATAAGTCAAGGGAGATGTCACAGCAACAGATACCGCAAACCCCCCATCTGACACCCGCGTCACTGTTCGATGAGCAGGCCAAGAAAGATGCAATTCGTCTCAAGATCTATAATAGAATATTGAGCGCCGTTCACCAGAAAATCAGGGCGACATCCACGCTGCCGAATTCCACGCAAATGACGAGTTTCGATGTTCCTGAATGGCAACCGGGATGTCCACGGTTCGATGTCAAAGATTGTATTCTCTATATTGTATGGTCCCTGCGGCACGCAGGGTTCAATGTGATCTATATTTCTCCTAATCGGCTGCTCATTAATTGGAAAGAACAGACAATACAATATTATCAGGAGGAATCGCCGATCCGGCAGGCGATGATGGCAGCGGCGGCTCCTCCGACGCAGAACCAGGCCAAATCACTGGCGAAGATCGACAAGAAGAAGCCCTCCTATAAACCTGTTGCAGAAGGTGTCGCAGAAATGCTCGTGAACGGCAACGCCAACGCCACCAAAAGAGGAGTATCTACAATTACGTTTATCTGAAGGAGCCTATCGTAGACGCCACCTGCGACCCAGTCGGAATCCACCCCCCTGTTTCGCGAGAGCCACGGTTGTCGCGAATCGCAGCAATGTATCCATCGCCAGCAGGAAAATCAGGCCAATTGCGATGAACAGAAACAGTTCCGCCGTGCTCTGCATAGGAGTTGTAGTAAGAGCTTCCAACTGTCTGGAAAGCTCATCCAGGCGTTTGTGAATGTCGGATACTACAGGTTCCGAGGACGGAACAGGGATATTCCGCCATAGCGTGGATTTGCCGGCCACAGGAACAGATCCGTCGGGCCTCTGCAGAGGCGTCAGAGGCATATTGGATCCCTCGAGTGTGAAAGCCTTGGCCCATTCTTCGGGCTCCGCTGTCTCACCGGGAAGAGGGAAGAAGTTCTCGGCTCCCATTCCGGCTCCCATTCCGGCCTCTGGTTTCGATGTTCCCGTCGGTGCGGCCATCGGTTCAGGTATCATGCCCATATCGGACTCCTTCGACTTACTTTTCTTCGATTTCTTACCCGGATTCATTGGCCCCGCGAATGCATCTTCAATTGAACAATATGCACTGCTCATCGATCCCCTAATGTGGCACAAGTTCTTTTTATCTAATTTTAGGCCACTTAGGGTAAGGGGGCATGTGGCTATACATAATATTCATCGTATCGTTGACTGCACTACTAATGTCCACTACAATGCAGGTCAGCGAATCTTTTCTGGATCAGTCCGGAAAGATCAACATAGACATGACGAAGGTAACCAACATGGCGCTGGATGCCGCTCCGACTACGTCGGAGGTCAAGGTACACTACAAGAAGCTGCTGCTTTTCGCGGCCAATGATATTAAAATGACGGCACAGCAGCCTCTTCAGGGCCTCCGCATTCTGGCGGATTTCCGCGATCGTGTGTTCGGACGCCGTGATTTCCGCGACGACCTAACAGTCAAGGATTTCACGGACCCGTGGCCCGAATGGCTCCCTCCTCTGGATACTACGCAGTCCGAGCCGATTCCGACCGTAGATGAGGCGGCGAATGCCGAACTGAAAATCCTGGCCTATCTCCAGCGGAATTTCCCCCAGGACCTCGCAGAAAAAGTGGACGACCAAACACATTCAACAATCTGGAACATCCTTCACGATTTCGGTAACCGTTTCGTGTTCAACGGCGATACGGATACCTTTGAACTCGGCCCGAATTTTATGACGGTTCCTCTTACGAAGGGCTGGACGAATCCCGCTTCCATGAAGGCACTGTAATTTCCGTTGCATACTATAGAGGACTCCCCCATGAATATGCCACCACGACTCCATTGGTCGCCCGTCGAACCATCGTGGATTGTAAGTATCGGTCTCGTCCTATTGGCCGTACTCCCGCACCAAGTGCCGGCCAGCGGCCGGCTATTCCTGCGCCATCCGGTCGGCGGCCTACTATTCGCCGCCGCCGCCACCTTCGTCTTCTGGAAGACACCCGTGCTCGGAATAGCCATGTATATCTTCCTGGCAGGCATAATACTCATGCATGACCGCGAACCGTTCGCCACCAACCTCAATAAGGACAAGGTTATGAAGAACCAACGCTGGTTCGAAGAGGAAGTGCTGTCTGAAGATCCCCATGGTATACAAGAACGCTCCGACGACAATCTGACATACGACGAAGTAACGGCCCAGGATTCCAAACAGTGGCAGGACGAATCGATGTTAGGCGTGAAGCCCCTCGCAATACAGGAGAAAATTCTATCCATGGTTCCGGAATACGACGACGGCTCTCCTCACAGTCATCGATAAAAACACTCGTCCAAAGTAAGAGAAATGGAGTTCGCAATGGTGTTGGCCCAGCAGCCCTTGTTCCGCCTCATTGGTGCGGTCCTGGTGCTCTTGTTCGCGGATATGAAACCGGTGTATGGTCTCGTCGCATTTGGTGTATGGCTTACATGGGTAGGCGCCATATCTTTTTTTAGACGCAGATAGTAAGGGATGCCACAAAAGAAGGTTAAGGCACCACCTCTTTCAGCCACGGATAGTCTCCTACACTCTATCCATGATATCAACATGAATCCATATCTGTTAGGATTCGCATACATTCTGCTGAACCTGGGAGGACGATTCATGGTGCTATCGGTGACTCCGGCACAGGAGGCCTTTCTGCAAAATATTGTATTTCGTCCTCTATTGCTCTACGCCATTATGTTCATCGGAACCCGAAACTTGGTTGTCGCGTTCTGGCTAACATTGGTCGTGTTGGTATCCCTGCATTATCTGCTCAATGAGAACTCGGACTGGTATCTGCTCAAGCCCTCTCATATTACACATTGAGATTCAGCGTCGCTCCTACGGGCGGGGCAACGGCGCGGCGCCGCCGCCGCCGTTCCGTATTCATCGTGCTTCCCGTCTCCACACTGTTATCATCTCTGGAGCCTAACTCTGTCAGAGGGTCCGATCCCGTTCCGACACCGGCGCGCACGATATTGACGGCACGGGGCGGTGTAGGAGGAGGCCCGGTGGGGGTAAACACAGTGGAATGCTGCGGCGCAACGGGGTTACTCTGTGCCATTCTCTCGGCTTCGAAGGCCTTGAGAATGTCATCGACGCCGGTGGGGCCGCGCATTTCGCGACGGGCCTTGGGGGCTTCCGATAGTTTCTCTTCGGCCGCAAATGCCGCGGCGGCCACATTGAACGGCACCCGTGTATTCTCTGCACGCGGCGAAGGAGGGTATCCCATGGTCGTACTGGGAGGGGCGAATCCGCTGGCGGCGTTCATAAAGTTACCGAAGCCGCCGCCCATTTTGGCAGCCGCGGCGGCGGCGAACTGCCGCTGCAGCTCGGGATTCTCATTCAGCAGATCGGCCATACCAGGTACGCCAGACCGTTCGGCCATCGTGTTCGTCAAGTGATACATGGTCGCCGATACGCCCAATGTCCCCACCAGACGCAGAAGCGGATGCATCTTGGCGGAATCCTTGTACATATCATAGAGCTCCTCGAAAATCTCGTCGAAATCCTCCACATTTGTATGCACGGACTCCGACCAGCCCTTGAGACGCGGCTTCACGGGTAGTCTGTTTCCGAACTTGTCATTCACCATCTCCACGCCGGTCACAAACGTCATAAGGGCGTTGCGCTGGAATCGAATAGAGGCCTCCAGGTTACGACTGTCGGTGAGTTTGTCGTGTTCGGCCTTGATATCGGCCAGCGAATTCGACATTGTCATGCGCGCGCCACGAATATCACTGGCCTCGAGACGACGGAGTTTCGTCAGATACTTCTGCTTTTCGGCATTCTCCTGTTCGGGCGTCATGCCGGTGTCGACGATACTGTCGCCAGTATTAATCACAAAGGGGACATCCGGTGCACGATTCACGTGAATATCACCTGTGCCGGGTGCGGCATCGAGATTTACCACATCGAGATCATCCACGGGTTTAATCTGAATATGCGGTGCGTCATTGGATGTGCCGAAACTCACGGCCCGCTTTGGACTCGGGGCAACCTTGTTTTGGTTGCTGAGAAGATTCACTCCGAGATCATCGCCGAGCTCTACAATGTCATCGCCGCCGACATCAATCTCTCTGGCACGAGATGCAAAAGAGGCCAGGTCGGCGACCGACGGCTTGGATGAGTTCCCTTCTGCAAATTGTACGCTCATATCGTTGCCTTAGAGCAAGAGCTTTAATTCGTGGTCTAAACGCTGGGTCGGGCCGCGTCTAGACACATTAGGAAGGCATCGGCCAAGTCATCCTGTTTGGCCTGCGCGGACCACCATGCGAGCTGTGTGGCACAGCTACCCAACACTGTAGTGACCTTGGCAATACCGGCGAGTTTTCGGCTCCGTTTTGCATCTTTGCCGACGCCGGCGTCGGTACCCCGTGTTTTGATCCCTGCATTCGCAAATTCAATCGAGCCGGTCCAGGCCTTTTCGGTGCGCAGACGATGATCAATCAGGGTAAAAAGCATAATCTGGATAGATTTCATGTGAGGGGCGAATTCAGACGGCTGATTCTCAATGCGGATACGAGAAGCGGCGGCCAGATATCCCAATTCTGCGGTAAGGCAGATCTCCATTCCTGCGAGAATCGCCTGGAGACTAACACCTTTGGCCTTGGGTGCCTTGTATGGCATGAGGCGAATTTCGGCGGCGGCGGCCATGAGAGCGGTTTTGGAGGACTTCTTGGCAGTTGCAACGGATAGACCGAGTGGGCCATCGGAAGCCCAGGTTCGCCAATCACTGAGTTTTGTGCCGATTTCGAGGATCGGTTTCGCGGACTTTTTCGCGCATTTTTTGCATAGGAGTTTTTTGGCAGGGAGATCCTGGTAGGAGGCGGGGCCGCCACAGATACGGCTGGCGAGTTGCGCAGAGCACCGTGTTTGGCTTTGCGAATCCGCTCCATCTGCTAACAGATTCAGATTTGCCCAGCGGTTGATCTCTATGAGGGAGCCGCTGGCGTCAAAGGTGGCCACGCAGTAACTCAGATTCTTGATACCGAGATCAAATGCGGCAATGGTCTGCATTTGCATGGTTGTGTTGGGCGCGTCTTTACATGGGTACCGTGAAGTCTAACATGTACGTACCTCCCTTCGAGTATAATTTTAGACAACACGGTATCATAATTGGAAGATACGGGGCCGAGGCCGATATTTTTCGGATGAGGACATCCGCAAAATATTCGCTGTTTCGGCGAATGTGTGGTCTATACGGGGATCGAACCCGTGACTTTGGCGTAACAAGTGCACTATGCATAGAATAAATCTATAAGCACCACGCTCTACCAACTGAGCTAATAGACCGATATGTATATATCAATACACATCGGTCTACACACATCTTACACACAGTCTTTAGATCAACGGATACGGGTCTAAACCCATCTTTTAGACAGCACATTGTCACAGTGCCCCCGCAAAGTTGATATGTAGCCCTGCTGTCTCCCCTACATGTACGATGGTACTCAAGACAGACACTATGTTTATTGCGAACACCGCTACCGAGAAGGAAGAAGTGATCGAAGAGTTTCTCATGTCATTGAGAGGGAGCACCCTTCTCATTATAGGGAAATACAAGTCGGATGTGACTCTTTCCGTCGCCAGCCTCTTCATACGTAAATTGTATGACTACAGGGTCATTATACACCAGGGATACACATCTATCATCGGATCATCCGCCCACGTACCAATCAAAGTCATCTATTGTCGGACGACACTGGATGACTTTGCCAAGGCGATTATTGCAGAATACAATCCCGCTGTTGCATTCTTCGACTGAGGGAGCAGTACCGTGATGTCTATAATTACGTACACCCTTCGGGTATAATTATAGATAGCCGATAGCTAGAAGTCTAAAATGTACGGAAACCCGACTAAAAGGAGGGTAAGGCTGACTGGCGTCAGCCAGTCAAGCCGGCCTGTCGGTAAGCGGCTTTAGCCGCGAAACCCAACGGGGCTGTGTACGTAATTTTAGACTTCACGGTACCCCGAAGTCTGCGGCTAAATGGATCTTATAAACTGCCATCGCATCTCCTTACATATCTTCTGCCATACCTGGTCTTGTTGATACAGTTTTTCACGAGACTTGAGCAGCTGGAAGCACGGGAGAAATTCGTCCATCTCCAGAAGTTGGCAGAGTTTGTAAAGAACATAGGGGTACGACAAGAAATTCGAGCGATTCGTAGGACAGTACTTGATAAACGCCGGCTGGATCTCCTTGAACATGTGCTGGAGTTTCTCCTCCATTTCTTTGCTGAGTGTAAGCATCGTCATCTGCTGCTGGATCCTGTTCTTGATCTGTTGGACATGATCATACATTTTAGAGTACTTTAGCTTCTGCAGGATTTCGCGAATCTTCTCCTTTTTTACCTTTTTCGGATCCGAAATGCGTTCTTTCTTTAGCTCGGTCATCACTGCGGCAATGATATCCTGCGGAATATCCGTATTCTCCTTCGCCTGGAATTGTGCAAGCCACTCGTTAAAATGGTTTATCTTCTTATAGGCAAAATACGTGATTTCGCGGGGCGGGTCCTTATAGCTCGGTTTCTCAGAATCAATTAGAATAAATTCCTCGTGTCCGCATCGTGGACAGCCCAGCATTGCCTCATTCTGGTAAAAGGTCATTTCTACATCGCATGTAGGACAGGACCCCCAGCCAGGTTCTATACCCGAACCCGGCATAATTCCGCTTTTAATTGCCGAAGGCTCCACTACAGCCAGATACTTCTCTAACATCTTGTCCCGATTCAATCCATCCGCGGAATCAATTTCACTGGCCTTTTGTCGTGCCTTGTGTGGTACATTCTTCTGCGAATCCTGGATAGACATTTGCTCCGCTGCATCCGTAAAATAGCTTAATACAGAGTTCGTCGGCATCCGCATAGGAGTCGCAGCATTAACACCTCCCTTGGACAAGGATTCGTGTGCATCAAAATACTTGAACAGCATATCACCGACATTCAAAAAATAATCAATGCGACCATCGTCGGATTTAATAACCGATATTTTCTTCCGCAACTCCTCTATAGAATCGCTCATTTGTCGCCATTCGTCGTTATACATGGATGACTCAGGCATCATGTCTAGCGTATTTTCTAGGATCGCCAGTTCTTCTTCGTACGTGGCAAGAGATTGTTTGACATCGCCGAATTCTTTCATTTTTTGCTGATGATGCGCTTCGAGTGTTGTAACACGAGTAGGCGGGCGGGCTTTGTTTTCCGTAATAGTATCGCTTATTAGCACATCTCGTATAGACATTCTATGATGGTGTGAGTATTCGGGGCTTTAGCCCTTGTGCTGTCCGGTTAAACATTCACAAAAATCGCGGCACCATGTTAGAGAAATGACAAGCGGCGGTTTAATGCAACTTGTGGCATACGGGGCCCAGGACGTATATCTTACAGCGAATCCCCAGGTGACCTTCTTTAAGCAGTTGTATAGGCGTCACTCCAACTTCGCCATGGAATCCATCGAACAGGTGTTTAATGGTGTGGCGAATTTCGGGAAACGTGTGCAGTGTGTGATTGCGCGCAACGGCGATCTTATCCACCGGATGTATCTGCAGGCCACATTGCCTTCCGTGGATCTGAATGATCCTGCCATTTCCGCAACGGATGCGACGGGCGACCAGTTCCGCTGGCTAAATTGGGTGGGGCATAATCTTATCAACAATGTGTATATCGAAGTCGGCGGCCAGCAGATTGATCAGCACTATGGCGACTGGCTTCATATCTGGAACGAACTAACACGTCCTGCGGGAAAGCAGGCCGGATATGCCGAAATGGTTGGCAATGTCCCAGAACTGACGAACCTAATTACGAAAGTGGGCCCCGACGGTGGCTGTACGAATCAATGCACCGGCGGCGACCCTCATTCCAGTGCGGAAGCCCGCAGTTGTACGCCGGAATACACGCTCTATATCCCATTCCAGTTCTGGTTTAATCGCCATGCGGGTCTCGCCCTTCCGCTCATCGCCCTCCAGTACCACGAAGTGCGCGTTACGGTCGAAATGAATCAGCTCCAGAACTTGATTTGGACGAACAATCCGAGTATCCTGGACGCCGTGAATGCGACGGGTCTCATTGCCGCGTCGCTCTACGTGGATTACATCTATCTGGATACGGAGGAGCGCCGTCGTTTTGCCCAGATTGCCCACGAGTATCTCATAGAGCAGCTGCAATTCACGGGCGACGAATCCATTACGGCGGCGGCGAACAAGATCAAGATGGCGTTCAATCACCCGTGTAAGGAGATTGTATGGGTCGTACAGCGGGATTCCTTTGTCGCGTGTGATTCGTCGGTGGATCCCTGGAAGGGCCAGCAGCCGTTTAACTATTCGGATTACTGGGATCGCGCGGCGCTGGAATCGGGATACTCCATTTCGACTGTGGAGGGTCTCGCTGGATGGAACCCGACCGCGGTTGCCAAAATTCAGTTGAACGGCCAGGATCGGTTTTCGGAGCGCGAAGGTCGATACTTTAATCTCGTGCAGCCGTATCAGCATCACACCAACATCCCCGCTGTGGGAATTAATGTGTATTCGTTTGCGCTGAATCCGGAAGAACATCAGCCCAGCGGCACCTGCAATTTCTCGCGCATCGATACGGCGACGTTGAATCTCACGGTGACGAACAACACTGTAAGTAATGGTAATACGGCGAAAGTCCGGATTTATGCAACGAATTACAATGTGCTGCGTATTATGGCGGGTATGGGCGGACTAGCGTACAGCAACTGATCGGCTCTGCCGATCAGTTGCGACAACAAGTATTTTCGAAGAAAATACGAGTTGCAGCAACTAAGGTCGCTATAGCGGCGTCTCGCACACGGTACCGTGTTGTCTATAAATATACTCGAAGGGTGTAATTATAGACTTCACGGTACGACATATCCCAAACAATAATTGCAGATTTCACGATACAAACATGATGGGCATTCTTCACGAACCGTATACATCCCGAGTGTCAGTCACGAACTCCATCGGATGACCGTAAAATTCCCCGGATTTCAGCCCCCCCGGCCAAAATATTTTAGATCCGTAGAGTATAAGCAATGACTTCCGGTGGCCTAATGCAGCTCGTCGCCTACGGCGCACAGGACGTATACCTGACGGCGAACCCGCAGGTTACCTTTTTCAAGCAGCTCTACCGCCGGCACTCGAACTTCGCGATGGAGTCGATCGAGCAGACCTTCAACGGCGTGGGCAACTTCGGCAAGCGTGTGCAGTGCACGATCTCCCGTAACGGCGATTTGATTACGCGCGTGTATGTGCAGGTGACACTCCCTAAGATCGATTCGAGTGTCACTCAGGGCGGCGGTTTCTCGTGGGTGCCCTACCTCGGCCAGTACATGATCGACAATGTGTACGTAGAGATCGGCGGCCAGCAGATCGACAAGCACTACGGTGAGTGGCTCCACGTGTGGAATGAGCTGACCCTTGCCCCCGGCAAGCAGCTCGCCTACCTCAACATGGTGAACGGCTATGGCGGCATTGCCCTCGACCCCAGCGGCGAGTGCGCGGCGTGCAACACGGAGGTCGACCCCGACGATGCGCACACCCTGTCGTGCGTGAACCCCAGCATCATCTCGTCCGGCGATGACTGCGCGTTCGGCAACAAGACGGTCGTGGACTCGTGGCGCCAGGTCACTGGCTGCATCCCCGAGCAGACGCTGTACATCCCGTTGGAGTTCTGGTTCAACCGCCACACGGGCCTCGCGCTGCCGCTGATTGCGCTCCAGTACCACGAGGTGAAGATCAACGTGGAGTTCAACCAGCTGCAGTACCTGTGCAACATTAACGCCACGGGCAGCAAGCTCACCTCGCAGCAGATCCTGAACAACGTCGCCCAGCAGGGCCTGGTCGCGTGCTCTCTGTATGTGGATTACATCTACCTCGACACGGAGGAGCGCCGCCGGTTCGCGCAGGTCGCCCACGAGTACCTGATTGAGCAGCTGCAGTTCACGGGCACGGAGTCGGTCACCTCGACCTCGAATAAGATCCAGCTCTCCTTCAACCACCCTTGCAAGGAGCTCGTGTGGGTGGTCCAGAACCCCAGCTATTTGGATTGCAACTCGACTACCAATGCCCCTTGGCGCTACTCGGATGCCTACCTCGGCAACCCTGTGGCGGTCGCGAAGATCCAGCTCAACGGCCAGGACCGTTTCACGGAGCGCGAGGGCTCGTACTTCAACTTCGTGCAGCCCTACCAGCACCACACCTCGACGCCGGCGACGGGTATCAACGTGTACTCGTTTGCGCTCAAGCCCGAGGACCTGCAGCCTTCGGGTTCGTGCAACTTCTCGCGCATTGACAATGCGGTGCTCAACCTGACGCTCACGCCCGCGACGTTCCAGACCAACGTCGAGGCGTTCAGCGGCATGAGCGACAAGCCGGATGACTCCAACGTCACGGATAAGCTCTCCACGCAGACCTCGGCCAACGTGAACATCTATGCCACGAACTACAACGTTCTGCGCATCATGAGCGGCATGGGCGGCCTCGCGTACAGCAACTAAAGTTGCTGCAGCATAATGCTCCTCAGCATTATTCGCGTACAGCATTATTCGCGTACAGCAACTAAAGTTGCTGTAGTATCATAGTACCATGAAGTCTATAATTACGTACACCCTCTCTTCGATCGGGTTCCGTAATTATAGACTTCTAGCTATCGGCTATCTATAATTACATACCCCCTTCGGGTGTACGTAATTATAGACAGCACGGTATATTCACATTCATATATCGCAATCAGGATGATTCTGATATATGAAGCATGGGCCTTACAGTGCATCCAGCAGATCAACCGTACGACGTCCGAATTGCCGCCAATCTCGAATAACTGTCGGTGGCCCCGTCTCTCTAAATGAATCACTCAATGATTTATCTATACTGTCTTTATAATGTCGTTCCTCCAATGTTCTAATACTAACATCATCCGAAAGGTACATTTCCACAAATATGTGCGCTGTAAAACGATTTTCTTTGACATCCTTTATAATTATTGCGGAAGGTAACAGCACAACTCTGCGCACTTCTTCTGGTCTAACACGTAGCTCTTCGCGCGCTTCCCCAAATGCTGAAGCGATCGCCCTGTTTTCCAGAGGCGATCCGTCAAGCAAGGATTTCATCGCATCACGAATCCCGGTATTATACCAATGATCGGCGGAAATCGCACCAATCGCGGTTGTTAGTGATCCAGCATGTGTTTTGGCCGCAATAAATGTTGTGCCCTGTTTTACAATCGCCACTACCTTGAGCATATAACGCACTGCGTTAGGCCGTTTCCTCCGCTTCGCCATTTCGCGCTGAATAAGATAGTAATCCGTCCCGAGATGTCTGTCAGGCGTTTGATAGATTTTCAGCATTAACTCGTTTAATTTCTCAAGGGATACTCGCCCTGGACCAATATTCACAGGGGCAACATCCTTCTCCGAACTTAGGGGGGTCATTGCTGAACCACGCCCATTGCGCCGTGTAGTCCTTTCTTTTGCAGAATGAATCCGTCGCCGTTCGGATCGTCTGCTGCCGGACGTTGACTGCCTTTGCCTTTGCCTTTGCGTTTGCCTTTGCGTTTGCATTTGCGACTGCCGTTTGTGAGGAGGTACATACACACTCATCCCTTATTGGGTGTTTATAAAATTGACCAGCTCGCGTCTGTCAGAATATACCAGTACGATGCCGACCGCCGAAGAACTTGATGATTGTACGCATGTAACGAACCCCGTCTCACAGATGATCCAATATGATCCTCCCCGGAAGTCGAAACTGAGAGATGTCGCGGACCACGGCATTGACTTCGACGCCGCCCACAAAGCATGGATGGCCAACAAAGTCCGGAAAGGCGCCATGACGTACTATCGCTGTCCCGTAATTCAGAAAAACGGCAATCAATGTCCGCATGCGCAAGTATGTAAGCGGCACCGGCACAAAATTTGACGTGGCGACAATGGCACAGAGGGGTCAACACATGTCCGTCATCGATCAAACACGACGTATCGAAATCAGCACAGAGCCTTGGCCGGTCCGCCGTCTTGCCACCTTCTATGAACCGCCTACACAAGAACATCCGTCTGGAAATGGCCGCCTATATCTCCCCCGACTCCAACGCCTCTGGAGCTGGAAGAATAAGCGCGGTCTCAAGAAGCAGCGCGATCTCATTGATTCCGTTCTCCATAACTATCCCATCCCCACAATCATTCTGAACGCCCTTGACGACGGCGTGCGCGAACGCTGGCAGATTTACGACGGGCGCCATCGCGTAGAAACGCTGTGGCGCTTCGTGAATAACAAGTTCTCTATTTCCGTACGAGGGGCCGATATCAAGTACAGTGATCTCACCGATGGAGATCGTGCCCGGTTCAATGATCGTACGATTCCCGTGGTCGTGACGGCCGCAGCGAATCCGATGCAGTTGGCGGATGTCTTCGTGCGTCTGAATTCCGGCAAGTCGCTGACCCAGGCCGATTACTGCCATGCGAGTCGCGATACGGAGTTGGTTCGCCGCACGCTGGAGACTCTGGAGGCCAACAAGGAGAGGTTCCGGCCCTTGTTCGGTGGAGTCGATATTACCCAGAGGACATCGACTCCGGACTGGGTCGCAATCACGCTGGGGCTCTCAACTAGAGACGCCGGTAATATGACAACATCCTTCGAGCGTATTCAGGAGTTCCTCGATGAGGAGATTGATCAGGACGCCGTTTCAGCCGGATTCGATGCTCTCTATGATCTTTATACACGTGCAACCGGAGGGCACGCCGCCTCGATCCTTAAGAAATATGAAAAGGTGGGATTCGTTAATGCCTTCTTTCTCTCTGATTGGATGGCGGCCGACGATAAGGAGCAGGTGATTCGGAATTGGCTCCGTGTCATCACCCATTTCAGAACGACAGGGGATACGAGTCTGGTCAAGACGATGGGCGCACAGAATCTGACAACGGCGAAGATATATGCAGTCTGCACCAAGGTGCAGAACTGGCTTGCAGGGACTCCGCAGAACGCCTATGCCGATGTCGATACCGATTCGGACAGCGACTAGGCGGACTCAAGAACTTCTGCAAAAGGGAAATCACTCAGAAGGAGAGACAGGGCGTGCATGCGGCGTTCCATAAAGGAGTCACCGGGGGCCTGACGTGTGAGATACTTCCAGCGCCATTCAAAGCGCAGCGCGGCCACTTCGTCGAAGCCGCCGATCAGGAATTTGCGTGTCCATGTACGGCCTTTTGTCGCGTGTGCGCCGCCGACGAGTTCGCCATTATGCTGACGAAGACGCCTGTCAGGATCAACAGTGGCCCCGACGTACGTCTTCTTTCCATCAGCGGAGGCCAACATGTAGCAGAACCACGGTTTTGATTCGGGGGTTGTCATTTCAATAGATATTCGCCAGTGCCCTTAGATGAACGACTACGTTTGCAGCCGATACGCGGGCCCGAGCACTGTTTGGCCGAAACACTGCTTTCCGGGGAATCTATTTGCGGGATATTCGTCGCAGAGACTGTTGGATTCACAGATTGCGTGGAATTTCTACGAAGAGGTGGAGGCAGCGGATGCCGTGACACGTGTTAGATTCAGTAATCAGGGTGGGTGGAAACCACCGGTAGCGTCAGTGTTTTCACAGACACCATCGCTCTGGTATCCGCTGAATTCACAACAGAGGATAGCCATGTATAGGCAAGGCCAGTTGTTGCACCAACAGGCGTGTCCGAATAGGGACTGGACGTCGCAACGTGTGTTAGGGATTCCAACGACGCCGCTGACGGATGTTTGTCCCGCACCACTTGCTTAGGATTTGTGTGAAATCGAAAGAAAGAGGTGTATTTTGCCAAAATGCCTCACCGCGGAATCGAACCGCGGACCTTCTCTTTTTTTTGTCCGCATGCACTTACAAGAGAGATGCTCTGCCACTGAGCTAGAGAGGCTTGTGCCTCTCTAGCACAGGTCGAGAGGCTAGGTCCTACCGCGAATTGAACGCGGGTCTTGGGAGTCAGAATCCCACGTACTGACCAACTATACTATAAGACCACACACTGGCCCCGGGATATTTACAACAAATCAGAACGCATTAACACGCAAGCAATGCGTTCATCCAGAGTCGCGACGGATGGAGCCATGCATTAATCTGATCAGCATCGACAATACGGAGCCCCGCCGGGAGGAGATGCCGCTTACGTACTTCCGAGTCCTCTGCATACCACATCATGAACCCCCATTCGCTCTGGAAACTCGGAATCATCTGTGTATAAAATCCGCCGATGTCAAAGTATGGCCGCAGCCTCTGAAACCCCTCGCCTATCCGGCCAAAGGGTCTGACAGGCCCACAATGTGTCACAATGCCGCCACCATCCCCCAGATGTCCCTTAATATCATGCATAAACTCTTCCGAATACAGATAGCCCGTATCACCGTCCGGATCCGGCAGATCCAGAATGATCACGTCGTACATACCCAGCGTCGGCAGCGCATCCCGAATATCTACACCCTGGTAATGGACATCAGGATGAGTCAATACATCCGGTGCCCACTTCAAATGCTCATCGCAGAGATGAACCAGCGACCGGTCAATGTCGATCCAATCCACCGATACCGGATTCCATTTGAGCACTTCACGCACAGTTGCCCCCTCCCCTCCGCCTACTACAAGCACGCGAGAGTCACGTCCGCCCCCCCTGGCAACCGCCATCACAGGATGAACAAGCGCCTCGTGGTAGATGTGTTCGTCGGCCGCTGCCGACTGCAATTCCCCGTCGAGAAACAACATGCGTCCAAACACCGGTGAATCCGCGATAATCACCGACGGACACACTGCAGTCACGCCTTCCCATACCCTCGCGGTCACAGGATAGCTGGTACGTGTGTCGGATTCGGAATGTTCGGAAATGAAATCTGTCATCGTACGTGGCACCGCAACATGAGCGATTGCCCCCTCAACTTTTAGCCCGGTGCCTCAGCCCACGGAGAAATGACGCCGGCATACGGGCTCATACATGTCAGAACCTCCGACGGCGACCTGGACCTCTTTTGCCGCCAGCGCCTTTGTAAAGATCGCCGGAGTTCCATCGCCGCACCGGCGACACAACGCCGTCTTTTTCTCAATGGAATCCGCATACGCCGCCAGTGCCAACACATCACCGAATGGCCGCTGTTCGGCATCGGAATCAAGACCGACCACCACGACATGTTTGCCGTGATCGACCGCCGACCGCACAAAGGGAATCAGACATCCGACGAAGAACTGGGCCTCATCCACGACGATGGCCGTTGCCTCCTGGAACGCCGGCCACTCAAGAACCGCCGCTAGCCCTGTAAGGGCCACTCCTCTTGCCGGAATAGACGCCCGATCGTGATTGACGACGGCATCCGCCTTATACCGAATATCAATATCCGCTGTTAGGACTAACACCTTCTTCCCGAGACATCCATAACGCCTGACAACGCTCTGGATCTCACTAGTTTTCCCAGCAAACATGGGACCGACTACTATGCGGAGGGACATCGTACCTTACACACGCTAGTACGTTATACGCGTCATATTTATTACATCAGTTCTTATATAGAATGAAAATTGCGCTTCTTTTAACCGGGCAATTACGCACAGTTGATATGGTGAAATACCTGCATATGAATACGATAATCAATAAGCACGATACAGATGTCTTTATTGCAATTAATTTAGATGATAAAACGAGTACTTCAAAAGACGTATCGCCATATAATAAAGCAATGGATGTTATTACGTATTTCAATCCTAAAAAATATTTTATATCTGACAATTTTGATAGAGAATATGATAGACTATTAAGCTCCACTACAATTGTAAAATCGTATAAAAGAATATTCGAACAATATTATATTGTCCATAATGCGTATAAGATCCTCCAAGATCATATAGATGAAACCAACACAAAATATGATGTTGTTATGCGCCTACGATTTGATCAGTTTCTTTGTGGAGGGGGTTTTGATTCAATATACTGTACGTTAGAGAAACAAAGCTCAGGTGCTCTACTATATAATGATATAAACACCGATATTTTCAGATATAATACATTACAATATGAATTACCTTTATATACGCCGATTCGAAATGAAATATATGTATTTGGAAGAGGTAATCATGCCAATTTTGAATGGGTGAATGATCAGTTTTTCTATCATACACAAGCTTCAGTGGCAACGCTACTAACATTCTACAATAGCTTACCGCGATTAATAGATCATGCTGTAAATAAAGAGGGGAATGACGGCCATTGTATATATGAGCATATTTTTGCACTCTTTTTGAAAGAAAAGGGGTTCTATATAAAACATGCTGAGCTTACCAGTCAATTTATCAGAGATGTTTTATAATAAATACCGTGATGTCTATAATTATACCCGAAGGGTATAATTATAGATAGCCGATAGCTAGAAGTCTAAAATGTACGGAAACCCGACTAAAAGGAGGGCCGGCCTGTCGGTAAGCGGCTTTAGCCGCGAAACCCAACGGGGCTGTAAGGCTGACTGGCGTCAGCCAGTCCGCCGGCCTGTCGGTAAGCGGCTTTAGCCGCGAAACCCAACGGGGCTGTGTACGTAATTATAGACAGCACGGTACCTTTTAGACTTCACGGATTATATTATAATTATAATATAAATGACACGTGCACTTGTCTGCGTGGATACTACATCAAATCTCACACATTCTCTAATAAAGAATAGGGCGATTGGTGCTTCTGAGTATCAACTGTATAGTCTCTTAAATCAATTAAAGGATACATTAAGCATCCGGTGCTATAATCAGCTTTCTCAGCCTAATGTTGTAGATTCTATACAGTACGACTCTTTTAATTCCCTCATGTGTAATGATACCGATACTGTATTAATACAACGATTCTATCCAACAAATGAAGCAATACTGGCAAAAATTAAACCGAATAAGAAGCTACTGTGGATACATGACATACCTGATATGCAAATTTTTCTAGGAAATGACGGTGAAAAGGTAAAGTATTACAGAGAAAACATCGACTCATTTAAGCAAAATATTTTATTACCTATATTGAATGACCCGTTGATTCATTTTATTGCAAATAGTAACCATACACATGACCTATTTATGAATTTTATTCACAGGCATTCTGGGGTAACTAATTTCCCACGGTGTAATATAATTTATAATATATTATATAGTGATGAATTTGATACTACTCCGGTTGCGAAGATTCCTAAACGCCTAATCTACGCATCCGCGTGGCAAAAGGGAATTGTGAAAGTAATCGATGTATTTCGGTATATAGTGAATCAGGATGCCGGCTACACATTATCTCTTTTATCGCCTGGATACGATTGGAGACAATTCGAAGAATACGCAACTACGCTCAGAGCGGAATTTGGTGACAAAATCGTGATCAAGGGGCCTTCCACGAAAAACGAACTAACAACTGCTATCAAAGAATCATGCTGTTGCTTGAGCTCCACATTCGATGAGACTTTTGGCTGTGTATTTGCAGAAAGCTACTATCTAGGTACCCCGGTGTTGGCAGATAAACGAAGCGGCGCTGTTAGAGAAATTATTGGAGATGAACATATTGTGGATTATGATAGAATAGAAACGGTATGGCTAAAACTACGAAGTCTGGAACCGCACGTATCATTGAAGTCCAATTTTTTACTCGAGCAAAATCTTACTAAATGGATAGCATTAGTTTAAGTTACCTACACGTTATATATATATAATTATAGAGATGCCTACGAATGAACTGTATCTACGATTAGGAAAGACAGAAACAACACTCTTATTTTACTATTGGCTTCAGAATGTTCGTCGTGTTACTTCACACATATTTAATGAACAAAAAGAGTTTCCATATATACTTGTTAATTGGCTTTATACCACAAGTGGATTCTATGACAAGACTATAGAAGGAAATTATTTTAACTTTAATGCAGAGAAATGCATTAAATCCGCTAAATATAATACATATATGTCAGATCTGCTTAATAATATTAAAAATACACAACTAGTATTATGTTGGCACAACTTACCAGAAAATATGCTATCCTATAAGAATGAATTTGAGGATTACCTTAAAACTGTTACGAGATCGTACTCTATTTGCAATATGTATAAGAATCATATCTTTTCTATAATAGTTAATAAACGTATATTAATCGTAAATCCCATGTCGAGTTTAATGAAGCAGCAATATGATTCCGGTAATATAAAGCATATTTATGAAGAATTTCCTAATCTTACAGACATCCAAATACATGCAAATCCTTATACTTTTTTCAATAATGGTCCAGATGGATCTATTTTAGAAACAGCAGATAAAATATGTAAAAATATATCTCATACACAGTTCGATATAGCAATAGTATCTTGCGGGGCGTACTCATCGCTAATAGGAAATTATATTAGAGAAAATATGAGGAAGGATGTTATAGTATTGGGGGGTGAACTATTAAGTATATTTGGGATTAAGACAGGGCGTAATAAAACCGATACTTTCAATAAATATTGGGTATCCGTACCCGGACATCTCAAACCAAAAGATTATATGAAGATTGAGGATGGATGTTATTGGTAAATATCTCTTGCATAAGTATAATGACAAACCGATGTGAAAATTTTTATAATTTTAATATCGAAAAGTACAGGAAGGCTTTCAAACTAATAGAGTCGTATTTAACACCAGAGTCGATAATATTTGATGTTGGGTCAAATATAGGCATGTTTTCGCTACCAATATGTGAGGCAAATAAATATAATCATATATATTTATTTGAACCAAGCAAAGAATTAATCGAATATAGCAAATACACCACGAAAGGCTATGACAAACTAACATTTGTAAATAACGGTATAGGTTCCTGCAATGAAAAGAAGCTTCTATACAAAAACACATCTGATAATATTGGGTGGAATTCCTGTTATGAAAAAGATCCTTTGCAACAAAATGGACTATTGCCAATTCATTCAATGGATAAAGAAGAAATTGCCATAATAACTCTTGATTCATTCTGTGCAGACATGAATATTGATAAGATTGATTTTGTAAAGATTGACGTGGAAGGTATGGAATTTAAGGTCTTAGAGGGGTTTTTAAGTACCTTAAAGAAACTCGACAAGAAACCATATTTATATATTGAAGTAGGATGGGGGACATCTCATCCAGAGTGGGAAACGGTTAATTCCATTTATGAAAAACTATTTTCTATAGGTTATAACCGTGTTAAATTCACAGATAAGACAGAAGATATTTTATTTACACCCATTTAGATATTTATCAGAGTAATCAATATGAAAAACAACAAGTATATCCATCACCATCTTTATATTTAAATGTGAACATACTGGCGGTTTTATTATATTCTTCGTGCATTACTAATGTAAAGATCCGTTGTTCAGTTGTTACAAATCCTTTTTTAATACATTCGTCTAATTTGGCAAAATATAAATTAAATAATGTATGTAAATAATCTACTGCAAAGCTCATGGCATTACAAGACACTTCATACGCTCCAGCATTACATAGCCTAGTAACATCTAATGTTTTGTTCATAATATCTTTAGAGTAACATATTACAATTGTATTTGTATCTCTCACTAAAAAATCATTATCAATAAAGTGCTTAAATAATTGTATCCTTCCTTCTCTACATGCTCCAGAATCTATGAATGTTATAAACTTTTCATTTTTATCAGTAGATTTTATATACTCGTACGCCCTTAGTAATAATTCAAATTTATAATGCCATATTAAATATAATAGAGCCTCATCATTTATATTATTATAATGATACAAGGGAGGGATGCATGGATGGTTTGTCCGCATTAAACACTCATGTGAGGATTTGTAATTTTTATACGTAAAAGTTTCATTAAATATGACAATTTGGATTTTACATGTATCCCACAATGTTATATGTGATATAATACTATCATATGTTACTTTATCTGTAATAAAATAAAATGGTTTATTAATAAGTTTTTTGAATAATGTTATAATGCTACTATTATATTTAATAATATCTTGTTTAATTATACCGGGATGTAGGAAAAAAAAGTAGAGTATAACATATCACCTATTGTTAGAATATAATATCTTTTTTAATTATACCGGGATGTAGGAAAAAAAAGTAGAGTACCGTGAAGTCTATATATTA